GTTATTGTCCCAAGCCACATCCACCTTAGCCATAATAAGTATTTTACTTGATGTGCTTCTTGGTGTGATAGTTACAGCAAGACCAGTATCTACATTTGTTTGGGACGTAGTTAAGAAAGTGCTTGTAAAAGTATCTTGCACAACCTGAAGTACTGTTTGGTCGCCTGTAGACACTAACGTACCTGCATTATCAGGCAGTACTAATTCTCTACTAGTATCTGAATTTGGTGAAGTTAATGTAAATGTACCTGTACCACTTGCATCACCTGTAATCTTTACTTTACTCATTATACAATAACCCAAGTTGAGCCAGAAGGAACTGTAACACTAACACCACTTGATACAGTAATTGGGCCAGCAGTCATAGCGTTCTGACCTGTAGTAATAGTGTAGTTTGTATCTACTGTTTGGTCATTTTCCCAAAACACCCTGTCATCACCACCACCTGTAGCACCTGCACTAACAGCACCCCAAGAAGTAACACTACCATTTGTAGTTAAATACTTTCCTGAGTTACCTGTTTGACTTGGTGTATAACTAGCAGCAGTTGTAGCACTAGCTGCGGCAGCAGTAGCTGAGTTACCTGCATTAGTCTCACTCGTACTCGCTGCACTAGCACTGTTGCTTGCATTTGTAGCTGACGTACTGGCTGCTGATGCACTGTTAGATGCGTTAGTAGCTGACGTAGAAGCATTACTCGCGCTTGTAGCTGCGTTGCTTGCTTGTGTAGTAGCTGTGGAAGCTGATGTAGATGCACTACTTGCAGAACTAGCTGCATTGGTTTCTGAAGTACCTGCGGCTGTAGCAGAACTAGCAGCATTCGTAGCAGATGTAGCTGCATTAGTAGCTGAGGTAGATGCTTCGCTTGCCTTAGTAGTTGCTGTGCTGGCTGAAGTAGATGCACTTGATGCACTAGAAGCAGCAGCAGTTGCACTGTTACCAGCATTGGTTTCACTTGTAGCAGCGTTAGTTTCTGATGTACTAGCATTACTAGCACTTGTCGATGCAGCACTTGCAGATGTTGCTGCGGCACTAGCGGAAGCGGCTGCCTCACTAGCTTTAGTTGTTGCAGTAGTGGCCGAAGAAGCAGCACTAGTCGCAGATGAAGCGGCTGCGGTAGCGGAACCAGCAGCGTTAGTTTCAGCAGTTTCAGCATTAGTCTCTGCTGTCTCTGCTGCTGTCTGTGCTGTCTGTGCGTTAGTTGCTGCTGTACTAGCAGTTGATGCTGATGTGCTTGCAGAACTTGCTGAAGAAGCTGCTGCTGTTGCACTTGAGGAAGCTTCACTTGCTTTTGTAGTAGCAGTTGAAGCTGAGTTAGTAGCTGAAGTTGCAGAGCTAGATGCGCTCGTAGCTGAGTTTGCAGCGTTGGTAGCGGAAGTAGCGGCTTCTGTAGCTTTCTGAGTTACAGCATTAATTGTAATGTCAGTGGTTGCATCACCTGCTCCACCATCACCTCGATATATTGCCATGCACTACCCCAGAAATCGTTTAAATAATATAGTGGCCAAAGCACCCATAAAGGATGCTAAACTAAGACCTACCCAAAACGCGCCACGCGACCTATTGGCTAGCTCTAATAATTCTTTTAGGTCAAGCTCCATTGAGCTTACCTTTTCTTCTAATGACTCTACTTTACTAAGTAGCTTCCCATACTCTATTGGGTCTATCTCTTTCATAACATGTCCTAGTAAAGAAAGGGGCTACCTAAGTAACCCCTCGCATTAGTTAGTAAGATTACGCAGGAACAGCGATAACCAAACCAGACTCAGGTCGAACTGTCTTAACACCGTAAAGTGTATCGGCAGTCATTAAATCACCTAAGTACTCTTGCTTGTATTGAGTTTGAGTACGAACACCCATTTGCTCAGCAAGAACCATACCATCTTTCTGACCCATGATAGCTGCTTTAACAGCACCATCAGCAGAGTTTTCACCAGCTGTCTCAATTACTGGACAGTTGCTAGAAACATAGATGTCGATACCGTATAGGCTACCAATTTGACCAGTCATAATACCACGACCATCTACAAAGTCAGATGAATTGTAACGGTCAATACCCATAATAGTGTTACGAACACTAGGAGGGATTACTAGGAAACGACCATCCATTGGAACATCATTGTCATCTAACTGCTGCACTAACTCACGAAACGCAAGGTCAGTGAATAAGTCAGTAGCAACTACTGTGTCAGCAGCGTAGGCAGCGATGCCGTTTGCGCCATCAATGTAGAAGCTGTTAGAGTGAATCCAGTCAGAACCAGAGCCATTATCATCACCAAAAGTTTTACCCAACGCGAATAGATCATCGTCTACTTGCTTAGATAGGGCATAACCTGCATCTTCTGTGTAGAAGCGGCGTAGTGATGGTTGTGCTTGAACGTCAGTAATATCTTCAATCAAACGAGAGTACTCGTAATGCTTGTTAATAGTTACCTCTACTTCAGACTCAGTTGCAGCAATCAATGTTACTTGAGTAGATGCAGCCTTAGCTGAGGCAGAACCACGAGTAGGAGCAGGGATATGAATAGTATCACCTTTCTTACCAACATGGCTCATCTTGTTTACAAGGTTTGCTAATACAAGGTTCTTCTTGTATGCAGCAATGATTTCGTCAGACCAAATCTCAGGGATAAAAGTAGCCGCTGTAGTATTGGTGACATGGTTAGTACCTAATGCCATTTGTATATACCTCTATAAGTTAAGTAAGTTACCTAACCCTTCCTTCTTCATATGCCTTTTGTATCTCATCAATGTTGGCATAATACTTCTCAGGGTTAGTTGTAATTAAATTGACTATGTCAGTTCTTCGGTAAATCTTTCTTGAAATAGGTTCACCAGAACCCTTACCCCCAGTAGTTGCAGCCTTACGCTGTTGTTCACGATCCTTATCATTAACATCTTTAGCTTTAGACACAGTACCCTTTCTCTCTTTCCAGAATGAAAGTAATTCGTCTGCTGCTTCAAAGTCATAAGAGTCAGCTCGTTGTAATAACTCTACTCGCACATTGGAACCTTTAACCCACTCACCAAATGCAGGGTCTTCAATGACTTGCATATAGTCAGGGTGTTTCTGGGTAAGCAGATTAAGAACTTCGTTTTGCCGTTGTTTAGCAATAAGCTCTTGCATTTGCTTAATCTCTGTGCTATTAGAGATAGCGTTAGTTACAGCTTTCTTAGGGTCTTCAAAGAAGTCTACTTCAGACTCTTCATTGTTGGGGCTTGTTGTGTTACTAGCTTCGTCAGCCTTTGACTTAATAAACTCGTCTACAATCTTACGTAACTCACCAACCTCAGAACTTTGACGACCAACAAGCTTTTCAGCTTCTTGATGCATCTGAACAATCTGCTCTATAGATTTACCTTGATACTTATCAGGCATATCTAATGAAGGTTCTTGCTCTTCTTGTTGTCCCTGTGGTTTATCTTCTTCTACATCAGCCGTTGCCTGAACAGGTTCAGCAGCTTTTGGATTGTCAGATAACTCGTCAATACTGACAAGTTGTTCGTTATCCTCTAATTGTAAATTCATTTGTTCACTAAGAGGTTCTTCTACTCTAGCCATTTAATTATCTCCGTACTTATAAAAGTATTGTGGAATTGTTATTATTTAGAAGCGGTTTTCTCGTGCTCTCTAGCCCACTTATCATCAGCAGTTGGAAACCCAGTGCCTTTGAAGATTGTCGAGATTGGAGAAATTACCCGCGTTGATGTATGACCACACACTTGACATAACACTTCTCTAATGTTAGAGTCTATGTAATGTTCAGTTGTATGGTTATTGTTGCAGCAAAAGTCAAATAACATCTTAGACATTATTGACTCCTAGCTGTTCTTCTGCTAAGATGGTTTCATAACTATTAGCTATGGCATCTTCCCAGTTAAGAAGTCTATTGAATACTTGCAGTTGTCCTTGAGCTATGTGTAATTCTTTAGCGTCTTGGAGTGCAAGTATATTAATTGCATCAGCAGCTGCCTTGACATCTGCTTGAAATTGTGCCCAACCTTCTTGTTGAAACAAGTCAAGGTAAGCGTTATAGTAATTCTGTACTTCTTGTTCCATGTAGTATTATCCTTACGGTACTAGTATAACATATATTAAAGTTAATGTAAAGGTTTATTTAATACTTGACATTTGAAGTTTTACTATATCCTCTTTCATATCAAGCTCTTTCTCTTTCAAGTTTCTACCAAGCGTTCAAACTCATCTTTACCCATGCTTTGAGCTAATGCTTTGATTCGTCTAGTCTCTTCTTCTACAGGTAGTAGTTGAGTTTCTACTTGATTCTGTTGAACCCTTGACATAGTTTCAGTAGTACCTGCCTTAACACTTTCAATTTGTGCTTGAGCAGATGCCATCTCTAATTGCAAACGCATTTGCTGAATCTCTTGCTGTTGTGGATTAGGTTGGTTAACCTGACGTAGTTGGGCAATAATAGCTTCACGATTAGACAAGCCCATGTTATCCACAATAGACTCTACCAACATTGGGTACATTGGAGATTCAGGAGACATAGTTTGTAGTAGTTGTACTAGCTGTGTTACCTCGTACTCACGAGCAACAATACCTAAAGAACTAGTAGCTACAAACTTGTAGTCCTTAACTGGATATAGCTCTGGAGCAAACTGCATGTAACGACACGCTGCCTTCTCTACAAATGGGATTAAGAAGTTTTCTTGGAAGTTAATCAACGTACGCTTATGGCGTTTGATGATTGCACCTAAAGCCATTGACGTACCTGCTGCTGTACTTTCACCATTTATACCTGCTGGTATACCTGCTGAATCAATAGCACCTGTAGCTTGCTGTACCATAGCCTGTAAAGCTGCTGCTTGGTTAAAGGACACTTGATCTAGTTGACCAAACTTAAATGGTTGTAGGATCTCAGTAGGATTACCATTAGTAAGAATAGTCTTACCTGCTCGTATATCTAACTTAGTACCACGAGGCATACGAGAAGCGTCCACAGCCATCATAGGATGCACTGTAAGAGCCAAAGCATCAATACGTGCGCGTAGCTCAGTGTCTAGTGCTTTCTGACTGTTGTAGGCTTTTTCACAGATGCCACGACCCCAAAACTTAAATGGTACTAAATCCCAAGAGAAAGCAACCACTGGTCGGTCTTTCTTCATATACGGATTTAACTCTGCTTTAAGTATTGTAGACTGGTTTGCTATTACTAATATAACTTCAGTATAACTTTGATCTTTATCTACAGGTACTATCTCAGTAACTTCACCCTCTTTATCTACTGTTTCTAATAAGTCAGTAGGTACTAAGCCATAGTACTTAGTAAGACGAACCATATCATCATCGTATATGTTATCAATCTTACTTGCATCATCTAAGTCATACTCGTAAGGATCTTTACTTACTTCTACATCTTTATAAATACCTGAATCAATACCTTGTTTAACCTGATGATAAGGAACCATCTTATCAATAGCTACACCAAGAGCGTCATCAATGTTAGTAGCTAATGGGTCAATTAAGAAGTTTTGTGGCATAATTGGGTCTAGCTTAACTAAGAACCTAGGCTTTTTCATTACACCTACTGCAGTCATACCAAGCTCAGGTGCAGGTTGTGTAGCAGGTACAAGCTCTGTTACTTCCTCTAAGACTAGCTCACCAATACCTGTACCAAATACAGCAGCATTAATAAGACACTCAGCTACACTACTACGAGTCTTAGCAAAGTGCATATCTTCTTCTAGTTGATTACGTAAGAAACCCACATCGTTTGGATCAGGGTCTTGCAAGTCATCTTTAATATCAAAGAACTTACCACGACCAAACGTAGCCTCTTCAATCTCTGCTACTGAGGATTCTACTGCCTGTTGTGTAGCTGGTGATATAAGACGAGAGCGTTCTGACTCACGCATAGAGTCTGACTTATCCCATATACCACGCCATAGACGATAGTATTCATCATGCGTTTCTGCATAGTTTGTTTGATAATGGTCACGCCATTGATCGCACTTGTTAATTACCCAGCTTTCTAAAGACTGGTCACTATAAATATCATCATCATTCATATATTAATATCCTGCTACTGGGTCAAGTACCTCAAAGTCATCAACTTCAAAGTCGTAATAGTATGTAACTTTAGCTAGCTGATCTATGTAAGCTAAAGAATCAATTAAGTCATCATGTACTTGTGGGTTAGGAAATTGAAATAGTTGGTCTAAGAACTCAGTATTCCATTCACCTTGGTTAATACTTATAACACCGTGTTCAAACCTACCTTGTAGTGCTGCCACTACTCGATCAGTCTTCTTCTTATTACCATGAGTTAATTCTTCAATACGAAAGAAGTTATTGCGTTTCTTCATCATATCTGTTAATGGAGACATGATTGCCTGTCTTGATATACCTTTCTCAATACCTACTGCTACAGGTTCGTAGTCATCTACAGCCTCAAATATCTTCTCAGCAGTTTCTTCAAATGTCCATCTGCCGTATATAATCTCAGCTACCCACCAACCTTGTTCATTTACTTTAACTATAGATATAGATGTATTATCTAGTTTACTATTCTTAGACTTCTTCTTAT